GTCATAATCAAGCCGCACCTCGTGCAGCCGCCCGACGACACACTGTAGGAACACGAGCCACTCCTCCCGAGACAGCGCCGCCAGGTCGCTCTTACTCAAGCTCTCTAGGTACTGACCACCAGCTCGACCACACTCCAGAAGCATCTCATCTTCAATCGGCAACCAATCCGTCATCCCGTTGCTCTCCCAATAATCGCGACACCGTCGCCCACAAAACCAAACATCAGAACCAGCCCGCCTCACCATTCTCGGGCTGAAACCCCAGCCCCGCGCACGCCGAAAGCACACCGGGCAAAACCGCATGCTACTCGGGGTCAATTTCAACCAACCGCACCGACACCACCGGCGTCTCCCGGTAGAAGGGCTCAAGGGCTTCGCCGAACTCCGCTTTGACCGCCGCCGTGTCCAAAGACCGGCGCACAGTCTCGGCAATGACAGCCTCAACGAACGCGCCCTTCTCGCCGCCGCTCAGCTTTAACTGTTCAACCAGTTCAGTTTCGCGCACTCGCAACACCTTGATCTTATCCCGCACTTCATCGAGCTGATCAGGCAGAGGTAAATTCATGCGCGGCGATTTACTGCACATCATATCGGATTTCCTCAATCTTTAGCTCGCAGCCAAGTTCGTTCAAAACGCCCTCGAGCGTGTCTACCGCTGGCATCGCAAGCCCGTGTTCGATGTTGTAAATTGTGCCGGCACTAACGCCGCAGCGCTCAGACAGCTCCCGCCGAGACCACCGCCTCGCCGCCCGCAGCCGACGCACGCTAATGCTGACCCAGCTCTCATGCCTACTTTGAGTCATCTTTTGGCTCCTCTCTACCAATCAGCGGTGGCAGCGGTGTATTGCGGATGCGCATCGCGCTTGACCGCATCCAGGCACCCTTCACAATTCCACGCTCATTACTTTCTGAACGATCCTCGATCGATTGCAGCGTGAAGCCCTTGCGCTTTTTATTCGCCATTGTCTGTCCACTCTTCATCACCGCGCCGATACGAAATCGTGTTGGCAGCATCATCGATCGACACCACCTCACCGCTCACGAGTGCGGGTCGGTAGCGTTGATCGGCACACCCAACATTTTGTTTTGAGAAATCCAGATCGTAATCGTGGCGCTGACAATGCCATGCGCCGTGCTCTATAGGCTTCGACCACACGCATGTGCGGCAGTTGCGCGTCGGCGGCTTGCCCTCGTGACAAACGTCCGAGAATTCGCACCAACGGCACATATAAAAATTAGGGTTCTCGGAGATGCGATCCGGCACCCGGTCGCGCTCGAAGATTATCTGCCGCGCACGCTCAACATAGAACTCGGCAGCCTCGCGATTGAAGTCGGTGCGCACGCTTGTCCAACGTCGCCCGCCTGCACTAGCGACAACGAGATAGCCGCGCGTGCGTCCGCGATAGAGCATGTAAAGTTGATGCTGTGCATAGTATGTCTCGTTCCAAGCGCGCAGCGTATTCTTTTCGCCCTCCTTCGCCTTGAGCTTTTCGAACTCAGCGAACCGCTTGTCCGAGACACACTTAACCTCGAGCACGTGCGGCGTCTTCGGCGCTTGGTGCAGCCCAAATATCTCGCCATCTAGATGCCCAAGGAAATGCCCCTCGTGATCCTCGACTTCAATCTGCTTGCCATTGTCAGGGTCTCGATCGATCACGGTCACATCCGGAGCCATGCGCAATCTCTCTATGGATAAATCTTCGGTGCGGTGGCCGTCTGCAAAATTGTAGAGCGTCTGTGCCTCAAACGGCGCCGCCTCAATCAAGCTGTGCCTATAGCTCTGCTTTCTCGGGCAGTCGCCGCTCGAACTCATGCCCAAATACTGTCGTGATCCGCGCGAAGCCTCGCGCTTTTCAATCGCGCGATCTGCCGCCGCTAGCGTCGGGTCTTTAATACTTAATTCAACCATGTCCCACCTCCATAAAAGGGGGGGCGCCACGAAGACGCCCCCCAGTTTGCTACGACTGCCAGGGAGGAGTGGAGACAGGCGCAGCGGGCACCGGCGACGCGGTGGGTGACGCCGCCGGTGGGAATGGAGCTTGGGCCGCTTGCGCGACTTGCATTGGTTGGGCGGTTGGCATGGCGACAGAGCCAATGCTGGTGTAGCCAACGATAATGTTCTTGTCTTTGTAGCCGTTAGTCCCTGCTTCGATATCGACACGAACCATTAATGGCTTGAGCAACACCTCAGCGCTGTCCGCTATGCGTTGCTGGCCAATAGCGTGGGCAATCTGTTTGAGAGTGTTGTTAGACATCTCAACCGCATCCAAATTCGTATTCCACAGGTTGAGACGATCCCAAATCGTTCCCTTGTTTTCGATCTTTACCTGCAACTCTAAATAATGATTGCCAGGAGTTGATTTCGATTCCTTAACCTCGTCGGCGACAATTTCAGCCCTATATTCACCGGGTTGAATTAACTCGTATCCGCCCGAACTTTCCGGCACGGCAGACGCATCGAAATTTAGTGCGACCATCACGCGGCCTCCTTTTTGTTTGTAATTTCATTAACGAGCGCATCCCAGCTTAGGGGCAGCTCGTCGGGTATTGTGTACCGGCTCTTGGCGACATACGCGGGCCGCTCCGCAGTCCGCAGCACACGCTCGCCAGTACCAACGGCAACGGACTTCTTACGCCCGAACCCGCCGTCCACCTCTTTTGTCGAGACGCGGTACGTGGCGAACCCAATCAGGTCTGCGCTCTCCATACAGACGTCAGATGCCTTGCGGTGCAGCTTGATCTCATATCGGTCATAACCTTCGCCGGCTGGGTCTTCGAAGCGTTTGATATGACTGTGCGCGAGCATGATTATTGCCATGCCCTTGTTCTTTCGTAGATGGTTTAGCCCATCCAGAAACGACCGCCAGATATCCACGGCGTGGACGTACCCTTTGCCGTAGCCAAGGTCTTCGATGCTGGTGACCTTGTGGACTTGGCACACGCGCTGCCAAATAAGGGTCTCCAGCCAATCAAGGCTATCGACCACCACAGTTGCGTATTCGTGGCCCTCTTTTGCCAACGTACCGATCGCGCTTTCGACGTCCTGATAGCTCTCGGCGAGTGGAAACCGATCGGCACCGACAACGTCAGCACCATCCTCAGTCTGTATGAAAATTGGCGCCGGCGCTGACGCTCCGAACGTCGTTTTACCCACTCCAGCGGGACCATATAACAGCACGCGCGGTGCCGACATGGTCGAGCCGGTAACAATAGATGACAAGCTAGTCATCGCGCTCTCCCTTTAACAATTGTGCAAAGAGGGTGTCTTTAACGATCCAGAGCCGCTCCTTGCGATCAGCTCGGACGCAGACGACATCGCTGTCGTCCTGATCAAATGCGTCATAGATATTTTTGTAAGCCGCCTTCCGCCTTTTTGCCTCTATGCGCAGACCTTCCAGCACGATATCGCCGGCAAAGTCCTCACCAAGCTGCGCTTTGTAGGCCCCCGATCCAAAAATCCGCCGGCAGTCAAAGCCCAGGCTCTGAGCCCAGAGAACAATTTCCCGTTCATGCTCATAGCCGCGCTGCTTGTTGCGGGCACCGCTCATTTGTCCCTCGACAACTGATAAGCACGGTGCAGATCATTTACCGTGACCCTGCCGCCGCTGACCTCATAGATTTCTGCCGTCAGCTTTGCGCCGGGGCGGTGTGTACCGTGGACCCAATAGGTTATTGTGGTCGGTGTGACGCGGAAGAGCTTTGCAGCTTCAGCGCGCGTCAAATTGCGGTGGGTAATCCAAGTGGAGAAAAGCATGGGTCATTACTTTTAGTTACCAATAATGACTGGTTAAACCTCAGTAAGTTTTTCTTGTCAAAAAAGGTAATGACTAATAGGGTCAATTTTTGACCAAACGGGAGATGATAATGGAATCCGAAGAATTAATTGCACAAACTAACCGAGCAAGCTTGGGGTTGCAGATTCGCGCAAAGATTTACCGCAAAAGCGGGCTCGAGCTTGAGCCTATGTCGCACACAGTCCTGTGGCGCCATGCCACCCGATTTATCAATTTAATAACCACTATGACACTCACAATAACACGTGGGATGGATGATATTGGGCCGCAAGTAAATGAATGGCGATATCGCAGCGATAAAAGTTTACAGGTGACACGGGTCATTATTCACGAGTTTGCAAAACGGCGAAAGCCGCTGGGGCAAACGGAATTTGTGCAGATTATGGCGGGTCGAGCATCTGAGTCGACGGTTAAAACGGTCCTTCGTGACGGTTTAGATTTAGCCCTTTTAAAGCGAATTGAAGGCGGATATATCCCGACCCCATTGTTGATCGATCAGTTGTTTGAGCGCTCCTTGCATTTAATCCTACAGCAACCCGTCGTAGAATTTTGCCGGTTTGTTGTAAATTTCCATGATAGCCGGGAAAATAATCTGCGACTTTTGGAATTGGAAGAGCGGCAACCGTTCACAACAGACAAAAATCGGACCATACAAGAAAGAATATTTTCCGATTATGACGGTTTAAATTAAACTAAAAATAGGTAAAAATAACCCGGAACACAGTCTTGGATTAGCGTTATTAAAAGGCATAGTCATTATGAGAAATAACATAAAGCGACTTTGCGCAGAGAACGAAATGTCGATTTCCGAGTTAGCAAGGCGGCTCGAAATGAGACCACATACTTTGCGCAGATACACGAGAGTGCGACCAGACGGCGAGCAGGAAGCGCAACCGTCGATCGAGTTAGCGACGAGAATAGCAGACACGTTCAGCGTGACTGTGGATAAAGTCATTGGTGTCGATCTTGGGATCGCACCAGGTACAGGGCAGCGAGAGGTAAAAACAATGCCGTTATACGGCGCAGTTCAAGGCGGGTTAGTCGGGTTTGATATAACAGACGTGACAGAACCCATTGACGCAATAGACACTCCAAGCTGGCTCAGCTCAGTGCCGGATGCTTACGCGGTGTTTGTCACTGGCACCTCGATGGCACCCCGGTTCAACCCGCGCGAAGTCGTCTACGTTCACCCGCACCGCCCATACCGCGAAGGCGATTGCGTGGTGGTGCAGCTCGCCGCCAACGGACGCACCCACGCGATCGTCAAACAGTTTGTCGAGATTACCGACACGCATGTGGTTCTGCGGCAACACAATCCTGACCGAGAATTGAGACACGCGCTAGACGAGGTGTCCGCCATCCATACAATTGTTGGTAGCTACTATTCGTAAGATTTGACTTACGAAAGGTAATTCCCGTATATTCCTTTCTCTGGACATTTTGGAGAGAGAATATGCGCACTTTAATAGACGGCTTACTATTTTTCGCATCGATGGCGATGATCTACATCGCATTCGTTTTTGTCGCCGCATCTGACGATCGCCTCTGGGCAAGTTGGGTCCACTGATGCAGCCAGCACTCATTGATGCATACGAGGCTGCGCAGATGCTTTTCGGCAGTCGCGATCACAAAGATTACAAAAAGGTTTTGCGTTTAATACACGCAGGCGCAATTAGGCATGTGCCGGTTGGCAAGCGATACTGGGTAGTCCGACGAGCTGTCGAAGAACTGCGCGCATGACGTGCGGGTATTGCGCTGGCCTTGGGTACACGCAAGAGGGAGCAGTCGCGACCGATTGCGTCGCGTGCAACGATAGCGACGCCATCAACCCACCGCATTATCGCAAGGGCGACAGAGAGGTTTTTGACTACATCATCGATGTGACGCGCGATCTGCCAGGCGATGAGGCTGTGATGATCGGCAACATTATTAAATATGTCAGTCGATACCGCGATAAGCACCCCAACCCACGCACAGATATTAATAAAGCCAAATGGTATTTGAACAAGTTGCGCAATCTACTTATCGCCAAAGAGGCACAAGGTGAGTCGTAAAAACACGAGCACCGTCAAAATCAAAACGGACTTTGGCTCGTTTTTCGTACACGTCGAAGGCAACTCCGACATGACAGGCGCAAGCGGTGTGTGGGTTTCTAAAATACAGAAGCTTGATGACAGCTCTATCGACAAGCTCGTCAACGAGATCATCGAGGGTGTGCATCAAGGCGTAAAAGATTTGACGCTGTGATCTGGCGAGCGTTCTTGTTTTATTTATTGCCGTTAGCGGTAGGTACTTACATCATAGCGGAAACTACGATAGCGCTGAATGACTGCCGCGAAACTCTCTACATTTGGCGCGCGGATTATTACTTCTTCCCTCGCAACCCTTGACTGGAGTGTAGCTACAAATTTGGTTGCGGTTATGTTCGCTGTTTTATCGTTCTTTTCTAACGCTTTACAGCTCGATATCGGCGGACGGGTTAGGTGCTTTTGCATTGCCATGTCTAAGCGCTGAGGCCCTATGTATTTGATCCTTATACCAGCATCCGCGCTGACAGGCGCCACCAGTAGCCCCACCAAAACGCTCAAAATAAAGGTGCATTTAATACCCCCCTTTGCGTGCATCCCTGTCATCCTCTCGCCCTTCGCAGGCGCTCAGCGATATCCGTATCGCGCCGCGCGTCTTCCATCCAGTGACCGTATTGCCGACGAGTGAAGCTAATATCTTTATGCCCCATCAGCGTCGTGACTGTCGCGTCATGCTCTTGAAGGTCAAACAGCAAAATACTTGCAAAAAAATGCCGAAGCGAATGCCAGGTAATGCGCTCGACGCCGGCGTTATCGCAGGCGATGTGCAGTCCGCGATTGCGCCAATTATCTACGCTGTCCATTGCGCCGGTCGAAGTCGGGAAAACAAGTTTGTTGACCCGATGCTTAATCGGCTGCGCCAGCTTCCAAGCGCGCAGCTTAGCTAACAGATCAACGTCAAGCGGGATAGATCGATGCCCGGCCTTAGTTTTAGCCGCACCCACAGAGCCATCTTTTTTGCGCGCGCGGCGCACATGCACCAGGCCACGCTCGAAATCGATATCTTTCCAGGTGAGGGCTATCTGCTCGCCGGCCCGCAGCCCGGTCCACGCAGCGAACTCGATCGTCAGTCCATAGCGGCTTGCATGTGCGACAATCACGTTGATGATATTTACCGACAAGCGGGCGGCCAGGGTATCGGCATGCTGAGGCTTTGCCGGCAACGAGATTTGTTTGCCGGCGATTGGGTTCATCTTGAGCGCTTCAAGCAGCACGGCGTGCTTTAACACCTGACCGAATGTAGTAAAGACGTTTGACGCCGTCTTGTGCGCGCGGCCTTCAAAGAGCGCTGGCACGAGTTTCAGCTGGATAGGCCCGGTGCGGAGATCCGCTACCCGTGCCTCGCCCAGTGTTGCGACGCCATAGTTGTCGCGCGCCGATCGAGCGCCGGTGGCAAACGGCAGCGCAATCAAATGATTGATGTTAGTGCGCTTGTTCGCGAGTTCGCCATTGCTGAGATCGCCGCGCCGAACGCGATCTGTCTCATGCTCGACAAATTTGGCGGCGATCGTCGCGAAGGTTGGCGATGTGTGCCGGGGGATAAATCCGCCGGATTGATGCTCAGCGATCGCATGCTCGAGCAGTGCGATGGCTTCATCGAGCGTGGGGCGCTTGGGCTCGCCGCCGCTATACTTGCGAAGGTTCACAATGTAGCCGTTGTCGCGCTTACTGTAACGGATGCCGGTGGGTAATTTGCGTGCCATTGTTTTGCTCTCTCTTTTTTAGTGATCTCACGCGACGGCACCTTGCGATGCCGTCTGGCGAGATTACTTTGACCAACGCTTGATAAAGCGCCGCAGCTGCATTGCATTGATCTCCTGTTGCCTAAAGTGAGACGATTTCGATGTGGCACTGCTCCACGAACGCCGCACGGCCTCGTTTGACCGACTGCACCAAATCACGATGGTCTTTATAGCCCAGGTCTTTTGCGTTCTGTTCGCGGGCGCGCAGGTAGCCCAGCGGCCCGCCGCCAATTGCGTTATACGCAACGTGTAGCTGGCTACGTTCTGCGGCGGCGGAGCGGGCCGTCTTCTCGGCGGTCTTTGCGTTGATGCTGTGACCTGAGAGGATGGTGCCGCTGGGTGTAATAACTATCCACCCGGCGGTAACGGGGCGCTTGCCGTTGTAGATGTCCTCGTGGCCGTTTGAAAAAATTGATTTAATCATTTGCTCTCTCCTTGTTGGTGTTTCGTTATTACTTATTGTAAGTATTTCTTACCATACATCAACAACAAAAAGACCTTCAGGGTTTTTTGCGGGGATTTTAGCGCATAAATCGCGGGGGGTTTTGCGGGGGAATTGCGGGAACGCATAGAAAAAGGCCTAGCCAGTTATGGCTAAGCCTTTGATTTTCTTGGTTGCGGGGGTAGGATTTGAACCTACGACCTTCAGGTTATGAGCCTGACAAATGCCTTTTGCGGGACCAAATAAAATCAACGACTTAGCGCCGAAGCCTAGTATATCCGCCGCTTACAGAGGGAACCAGTGGGAATTTGTGGGAACAGGATGGAACCCCTGGGAAAGATTTGTTGCGGGGAAGCTGCGGGGATTATTTAAAGCAACCCCAACCCTGAAGGTCAGATTAGCCTGAAGCGGTTTGCGGAAACAATCAATACCACCAACGGCAGCCCCATCGAATTGGGCAGACGCATAACCTTTTAAAAAGTCCAAATTAGCGGCAACGTGTTGCCGGCAAATTTGTTGCGTCGGGAATACTAAAAGATTGCCGTTTCGATGCGTAATAACCATGGCATCGTAGCTGGTTGAGACAAGCATGAAAATTACAATTTGCCACATTACTTTTCTTTTGCTGCGCGGATTTGTTCCCGCATGTGACCGTAATCTATGACAAACCGTGAAACTGCCGAGCAATCGAGTTTTACCACATTTGCCGGGCATGGCTTGCCAAGCCGATCCAACTCCGCAGCGGCGCGGTCCTGCACTTCTGGGTTGTACTCGACGAGGTCCGGTGCGACCACGATAGGCTCTGACGCCTTCAGGGTCTTATAATCGTAGTAAGCCGAAGCCGATCCAGCGACCGCCGATGCTGCGCTAAAAACGGGAGTCACGCAGCCGCCTTGCAGTGCTAGGCAGATCGCGAGTAGGCACCAAACGCATGCGATCCGCAGCGCGGAGTGCGTCTTCCGCGCGCTGCCTCGCAGCGCGGTCCCTCGCCACGACGAAGGCGGCAGCGGCGGCAATGGCAGCCGCTGCGCATCCCGCAACAATAACCCAAGCACTCACTTTTCGCCTTTCTCGCGCATCAACATGCCAAGCAAAGCAGCCGCTGCACCGATGATAGCGATTACGTTGCCAATAATGGCGTCGGGCAACTGCAAACCAGCCGCACTTAGCAAGACCCCCACGCTCGCCATGGTACTTGGCTCTTTGGCGCGGGAAGCAATCATAGATAAGATTGTATTCATTTTTTTATCCTCAGTAAGACCAGATCATTGGACGGTTGGTGGTGGTAGAGTCGAGATGTATAAATCTGCCGCTGTTATTTTGCTGTATTCCATATCCTGTATACCGCCCATCCATCATGGCGTATCTCAAAAGCCGAACGGCGTCAGCGCGGCTGACTGAAATATCACATGCTTTACCCGACGCATGCGTGCCAGGGCCGTTTTGTTTCTTAGCCTCTATCGGATGTGCCGGGCAGCGATACCCAGACGTGATAGTTAGCGGCTTGCCGTAAGCCGTGCGCAGCTCCTGCAAAGCCTGAACAAATTCGGCATCCATGTCTTCATCGCCGCAATGCGAGCACGCAAATTCGTCGCGCCCGAAATTCGGGTACGCATTCCAATTATTGATCATAATTTGCCTTCAAAATGTGGAAGTAAACGTCAGGCGCGTTTTAAGCGCCGCCTGTAGTTTTTGCCTTGCTTTG